TTCTGGTTTCGTCGTAGGAGAGAGCCTCTCCGACTCTCGAAAGGATCTGGTCTTTCTGCTCGTCGGTCGGAGCGGGGGAGCAGTTCCAGACGATGTCAAACGGATCATCGTCGAAGTGGAAGAGCCATCCGACGGACTCGAGACCTTCGACGAGTTCGTCGATCTGCCTCTCTTCTCGGATCGGACGGAGGAGAAAGCCGGGAGTCTCGAGGGTCTCGGCTTCGTCGGTCTGGTTCTGGTTGCTCATTCGATCGGTCCTTTCGTTCGAATTTTCTGCCGGAGGGGAAGTCCCTGCGACCCGTTGAATATACAGGATCGGCATGCGTCGTGGGGTAACGTAGGAGAAAACCGTGGAGAATGGCAGAAAACTTTCGGCGACCAGGTAGCGACCAGGGCGTCCGCGTGGGCGTTCTCAGGGTCGGGAGGACCGATCTTCCTCCCGATCTCCTGCAACGCCGCAGGAGCGATCCTCGTTCCTCCTGTAGAACGCTGGCGGATCTGTCGATACAGTCATCGGATCGAGGAACGTCCTCGACTCAAACTCGCACGAAAGGAAACCCGTGACCGAAGACTTCGAAGACGACGTCGACCCCGCCGCATACCGATCCGAGCCGGATCCGGATCACCAGCGAGATACCATGGTCGACAATTTCGACGAGGCGCAGGAGAAGGTCGCAGACTCGTTCGCCGTCGTCGTCCGATCCCTCGGAGAGTTGTTCCGCCTCTATCGAGAATGTGCCGGAGACCCGCTCTCCTATCGACGGTGGGACATCGTCGAGAAAGAGATCGTGAAGCAGTTCCGGAAGACTCGCGAAGAGATGCTGACCAGCGGTATTGGTCTGGTCGACCAGCCGCTCGTCGCCCGTACCTTTCGGCATGGCGACAAGCAGATACTCGACTCGATCATCCGCCTCGCTGGATCGATGCACATCGACGTCGCATCACTCGACACCGACTCGGAGTAGACTAGGCGTATCCGTTCGCCTTTCGTTCGTCGCCCCCGCCTTCTCTCTCGAGTTGGCGGGGGCGGTTTTCTTCTCTCCCCTCCGGAAAAGCGTTGGCGACATCTGCGAACGGACGTCGAGGCGGACGCTCTCCAGTCAGGAACGTATAAAACGAGCCGATGCCGCGTCGAAGTTGGATCAGGACTTCGCCTTGAGGAGAGAAGACGCCAGCGATGGCGATGTCACGATCGATCTCCTCGATCTGGTCGACCAGGACGCCCGCAGAAATCTGCTCGACCTCCGAGTCTCCCGGCGAATCGATGTCCGGCACGGCACGCTGGTAGGGATTGCGTCCGGTCTCCCAGTATTCGATCGCCTTCTCGTTTCCGAGACGTCGTCCGAGGATTGCTTTGCGATCCGTCATGAGACGAGAGAGTCCGCGACGTTCTCCCCGCCTGCTACGTTCGCAGGCAGTGCCAGTCCGCGACCCTCCATGTCGAAGAATCGATCGAACTCGAGAGCAATCGCCCCGGTGTTGGCGTTGGCAGTCGTGCGCGTGAACTCGTCGCCGACCCTGAAGGCAGTCGACCCCGGAATGATCTGCACCGCAGGAGATCCCGGACCGAGTCGACGCATCTCTGCGACCGTCACGTCATCGATGAAGACCTGCGAAGTGTTGGCAAGGTTGGACGTCGTCTCCACGACGATGCGACTTCCCTTCGGTATGTTCGTCGGACTGAATCCGGTATTCGCATGGACCACGTACGACGTCGTCACGTCTCCGCTCGTCACCGACTCCGACATCTCTCGAGTCGCGACGGATTCGTTGAGTCGGTTTCCCGACGCATCCTCGACTGCGACTCGGATCGTTGCCGTCGGAGCAGCCGTCGCGTATTTGATGGCGAAAGAAATCGAGTACGGGCGATCCGGATTGATCTGTCCCATAGTCTCCGTGGTGTTGCGAAGTCGTTGATATAGGCGGATGGTCGTCGATCCGTCTCCGACCAGGCGGAGCGCGTTCGAGCCGTTGTGTCCGGAACCGGCGGCGAAGATATGGGTGCCTGCGATACCCGACTCGATCGTCCATCGGTTCGGAGCGTTCGAAGTGAAGTCCTCAAAGTCTCCATTCGAGGTGACGTTCTCTGTCGGTCCTCTCCCTCCGTCTCTCTGCGACGAGACGGCGGTGACGGTTGCTCGAGTACCCGATCCGGTCGGCCAGTCCTCGTCAAACTGCGTCACCTTCCTTTGACCGAACACGGTGAACTGCTCTCCCTGCTCGTCGATGATCCTCGACGTCGCGTCCCTTTGGCATCGAGCCGTGAGCGTCTCGTCCTTTACGTTCTGGAGTTGGAGATTTCCAGGACGGTTCCCGTATCTGTCGACGATCGGAGCGACGACCGAGACGAGGAAAGTTCCGTTTCCTACGTTCGATCCTCCTGCCGCGACCGATCCGATCGTGATCGAGTTGCCGTCGACCGTCTTCGAATCTGCGACCATCTGTCGGATGAGTTCTCGAAGAGCGCCTTCGAGCGTCTTGTCGACGAGCGTGAAGTCCGCATCCGCCATGTCGATCAGGGTCTTCACGGCTGCCGCCTGAAGATCCTGCGAAGTTGCGGTCGCTTGAACCTTGCGGCTTTCCAGGTTGCGAGCGACCACGGCGATCTTCTCGGCGTCGGCTCCTGTGAACTCTCCCGAGGTATCCGTGTACTGCGCGTCGAGGGTTGCTTGATAGGTTCGAACGACTTCGGCGTGCTTCATGAGCCGACCGAGCCTTCCGAAAATTGTGTTGTATACGATCGCCATGGATTAGTCCTTCGAGGGATACTGTCGATTCATCCTGTTTCGCCGTTCTTCGCAGCCGCATTTTCCTCGGGTGACCTTCTTCACGACTCGATCGATCCCGAGAGTCTTCGCGACAGTATGAACGTGGTCGCCGAGACCTCGGGCGGGTCCGTCATACTTCGAACAATTCGAGCAGTCCGCAGCCGTCGGTATACCCTCGACGACCTTCAGTCCGCAACCTCTCTCCGCATCGAAGTAGATGCACGCTAGTTCTCGATCTGCCACGATGTGACTCCTGCGTTGATCTCGTAGACGTCCGACGATGTCGTGCCGGTGACGGTCGCTCCAGGCCCACCGAACCCGCAGCAACTCGGGAGGAAACCGCAATAGGTCGGCGGGTCTGGCGGGTCGTTTTCTTCGTACTGAAACGGGAGCGCCGTATAGATCGGAGAACTCGAGTCGAAGCAGTCAGGAGGGAAACCGATATAGTTCTGCACGCCCTTCCAGATCCTCTCGCCTTGTTCGTAGACGTCGCACTCTTCCAACTCGTAGACCTCGGTGATATTCGATACCGCCTGCGACGAGCAGCCCACGACGCCATACAATCCGGTGACCTCTTCCGGACCGTTTCCATAGAAATCGTTTTGGCTGCTGAAGAAGTCGCATCCGATATATGTCTGCGCAACGACGTTCACCGGGAACGGACAGACCGGAAATATCTGGACTTCCAGGATGCGGTAATGCTTCGACGGATCCGGCTCGAAGTCCGGAATGGTGACGCGGATGCCTTCGAGGATTCGTTCGTCGAAGTAGATCACTCCACCGATTGGCGAGATGATATAGGTCCGCGCATCGATCCCCGGTCTTTCGTTCGGGTACGCAGGGTCCGGAGAGTTCGAGTCGATGGTCCGTTGCGTACCTCCGAGGTAGTGGGCGAAGTCGTACGCGTAGCAGACTCCTCCATCGCATCCGGTTCGGTCCTTGTTGAGGCGATGATAGGTGTTGCGCCATATCTCTGAAACGTCGAGCGTCGTCGGATGCTCGGCGTCTGCCGTCTGCGAATTATGCACGAACGCCTGTCCGACCGACTGCGTGTTTTCGCACTTGAGCCAGAACGTGGTCTCGATATAGTTCGTCCGCAGGTCGCCGCTCGCAGTGATGCGAGGCATGTCGGAGATGATGCACGTTCCCGGTCCTTCGCAGGTCTCGTTGTAGACCTGACTCGATCGCCTCCCCTGATAGAAGACCGAAAGGCGCAGCCAGTCGGTTGCGGTATCGCATTCGCAGGTCGGCGGTTCTTCCCCGCAGCAGCACACCGCAGCGTATTCGCCCACGACTAGGCTCCTCTCGCATTCAGGTATGAGGCGTAGTCGAGGACGTAGATCGAGAACGCAACCGCTGCAGCAGCCGAAGCGCCTGCGAAGATTGCGTCACCAGGGGAGAGGAAGACAGGCGTATCGATGATGGTCGTGACGTTCGCTCGGATTATCGAGTCGTGAAAGAGGCAGTGATCGTCGGACGCAGACTCGTCGGCCGGTACGTGTTGAATCTCAAAGGTTCGATTCGAGGATGAGGTATTGCAGACGACGATCGCAGTCACGACCGACTCGCGATCTGCTCGGAATATCTCCTCGAGGGATGCGGCGAGTCGACCTTTGGTGTATCGGTTCGATGGCATGGGCGATCACTTGCATTCAAAGTCGAGGCGAGGAAGGGTTCCGAGATACGCTTTGGAAGCCGTTGCGAAGGTCGGCGTGATGATCGTTCCCGATTCGAGCGTGTGATATTCGTAGGTCGCGCCCGTGTTGCTGATCGGTTCATTCAGTACGTTCACGGAGAAGTCGAAGAGTTCCGCTTCGCCGACTTCCTCCCAGCCGTCACCGATGGAGCGGAACGCCTTGCCTGAATACTTTACCGCCATGACGCTGGTTTCCTTCGCCAGTTGGACCGATTGCGTCGATCCGCCACCGCTGACCATGAAGAGCGAAGGCTTTGCGTCGGACTCCAGGGGAACGAGGACGTATCGCGTTGCCTTGTCGACCCTGCGGATGGCGAAGCAGATCGCGAGTCCTTCTTCGAATCCGGTTTCGAACGAGTCGAGCAGCACCGCATAGTCGTCGACGTCGTCTTCCTTGTCTTCCGGAGGTTGACCGCCTGACCGGAACGAGACGTCGAACGCTTCGAGGATGCCTTCGAAGTCCTCGTCGTCTTCTGTCTTCGGTCGGTCGTCGGTATCGATCACAACTTCGTTCCACGAGTACCGAGCCTCGCTTCCTTCCAGTCTCTTCGCCTTGACGGGAAAGACGAGAGATCGGATCTCGAATGGTCTATCGCCTTCGATTGACGCGCTCTCGACCAGTGGTCGCAGTGCATCAAGTCGGCGCATGATCTCGTTGAGATCCTCGAAGCCGAGTCGACCGAGGGAGCCTTGATAGAACCGAGGAAGATCGCTCACGGGGAGAGGATCCGATATTGCACATTCACGTCTGCCGTGTTGGCTCGACCGAACGGGGCGGCCGTTCCGATCCTGCCGACGGCATACTCTCCGGCGAGCAGTTTGAGGAACGGATAAAACGTCGAGGAGACCTGAAAGCCGATCTCCACGAAGTTCGTCTCGTCAAGGTTGCGGAAGAAGAAGACTCCTCCGGATGAGACGTCGGTGACTCCGAAGGCTTCTCCCTGCGCTGCCGTTCCAGAATGTGAGATCGCCTGCACTCCTCCGTCTCCCTTGACGTCGGCCAGGTCGATCGAGAGTCGACCAGGGGAGAACGACTCCGCAAAGTTCGTCGCGTTTACCGTGAGACTCGCGTTCAGTGTGATCTCGTCCGCCATGTCAGAAATTCTCGCTTAGGTTGTTGAAGTCGTCCGTGTCTTTGAACGGTTGTATGTGATACACCTTCTCGGCGTGTCCGTCCGCATCGGGGATCGGTCTTCCATCCTGATCCACCACCGGCTGCTGCTGGAGATGGAAATCCTCGTCCTGCACGAACGAATGCGAAACGACGAAAACTTCGAGACCAGTTCGTCGGACCGATGCTCCTCGATAGAGGACGCTACCAGCCACGGCGCCTTCGAACGGTTTCGAGTTTCGCTTGAACCGGAAAGTGCCATAGGTTCCGAACGCTGGCACGTTGACGGTTTCCGTGAAGGTCAACTCCTGAATGCGGCGGACGATCGATGTCGGATTCCCTCCGGCGTCGACCTTCGTTCCTCCGATGTCCTGCTCCGGGTCGCTTCCGTTGTTATCAGGGTTGCCGCCTTCGGGGATCGTTGCTCCCTCTCGGAACGCAAGGACGAACTCGGCTCGGATCTCCGAGGAAAGTTCGGTATATCCCACCTCGTTCGGAAGTTCCTCGATCGGGAACGCTGGCGCGCTATCGTATGACGCGGTCACCATCTCATACTGCCAGTCGATTTTCCACAGGTCGGAGTGGCCGGATACCTTCGTGACCGTGAAGTCTTTGGCGACCAGTCCCTTGAACTCCGGGTGTCCGGAACCCTTCGCAGGTACCAGGAGACCGGCGACGTCGGTCGTTCTTCCGAACGCATCAAAGACGGATTTCACCGTCGAGTATCCGGACGCGACATAGGATCGGGAACCCGTACCCCGCCCACCGCTGGAGTTGATCGAGCGACTCTCGAGTTGTTCGATCCATTCAGGCAAAACCGATCCTCCCTAGTGCTGCGGTGTTCTGCACGATCGTCGCAAGGAAGTCCCGCGATTCCTCGCTCAACTTGTTGAGGATCTTAGAATTATCGAGTTGCGCTTTCACGCCGGTCGTAAATGATCCGCCAGCGGTTCCGAAGGATCCGGTCATGCCTTGCACCGATGACTCTGCGGACGCGGTTTCCTCCTTGATCTTCTTTTCGATCTCTGCCATTTTTTCGGCGGCTGCTGCTTCGGCTGCTGCGAGTTCTTCCTGCCTTGCCTTCTCCTCTTCGGCAACCTTCTTCGCTGCTTCTTTTCTTGCCTGCTCCGCCTTTGCTATTCCGCTCATCTGTGCAGCGAGCCGCAACGCCTCGTCTTCCATCTGCTGCTTGAAGGCTTCTCGGTCTGCTACCTCCTGCGCGTCGGCTGCTGCTTCGATTGCCTGTAGTTTCAACTCCTCCGCCTCGTCGTGCGCCTCCTTCGTTGCGGTCAGTTGCTTTTCTAGGATCTCTAGGTCGCGTTCCATCGCCGCGGTTGCTTCGTTTCGTTCCGCGTACCGAGCGTCTCGCAGTTCTCCGAAGAGTTCGAGTTCCCGTTCTGATCCTAGATTCTGCTCCTCGATGGCAGTTCGTCTTGCAAGGTAGTCCGCCTCGATTGCCTCGATTCGTTCTTTTCTTTCCTTGCGGATGAGTTCGCTTTTCTTGGCGTAGACCTCGACGGCGATCTCGAGTTCTCCCTTTCCGTCTAACTTGCCGAGCGTTTCCAGGTCGGCGATCTGCTCGCTCAGAATTCCCATCGCAGTGGATAGATCCTTTGCCGCGTTTTCCAGGAGGACGAGGGACTCTCGCTGGTCTCGAGCCTCCTGCGATGCGTATTCCAACGCTTCGCCGAACTGATAGAACTTCGAGATGAGACCGCCGACGATCGGAAGACCTTCGAGGGAGGCTCGGACCTTCTCAGAGTCGCCAGAGAAAAGGGACATCGCAGCACCGGCCAGACCGACACCGATTTCCAGGGCGCCGATACTTGCGATGACGGCAGCGCCTGCGACGGCGATCTTCCCGAGTCCTGACTTTCCAGACGTTCCGGCTTTGTCCAGTCCCTTCGACGTTTTGTCCGCTCCGGCTTGCGCTTTCTTGAACGCCGCATCGAGTTCCTCCGTCCTCGCGGTCATCTCCACTTCGAGGTTGAAATCTGCCATTCACAAATTCCTCATTTGAGACTCGACGAATGAGCGGTGGTCGTGACCCGACGAACTAGCGGCGGACGTTCCGGACTGCCTTCGATAATGCTCGATCACTTGCCTCCCGAATTCGTCGAAGTCGTCGACCGGGAGATCGAGAGGATTCCCGAGACCGGGGAGAGCGTGAGCAATATGTGCCGACTCTCCGTGCCAGTCCCGCCCCTCGGCTATCCGTTTCCCTCGGCTCCCCGATCGGATCCGGTCTTCGGCGTCAGATCGTCGAGGTCGTACCCGAGAGACCAGAGAGCCGCCCGCGATGCCTCTTCCGGATTCATGGACTCGACCAGTGCCTCGCCGCCTTCGATTGCGAGTCCGACGATCGTTCTGCACCACCGAATCGAGAAGGGAAGACGCATCAACGCCATGATGCTCTCGGCGGCCTGTCGAGCCTCTCTCAGGCGTTCCAGCCGTTCGGAGGGTTCGATCCCTGCTTCCTCCATGTCTGCGACGAGAGACGCCCTCTCGGACTTCCAGTGGATCGCCTGTAGTTCGATGATCTGATTCACGGTGAGGCGGGGGATCGAGACTCTCCCCGACGGACCCTCGTAGACGTATGGCGTCACGGTTGCTCTCCTATTTCTGGACAACGCCGAAGGGCGTCGACTGGAGTTCCCGGTGTACCGCCGACGCCTCGACCCTGTCAAGGATCGAGGAGTCGAAGACACCGGCGTGACGCTTCGCACGGGCGACTGCTTCCTCCTCGTCGAGCCGACCAGGGGAGACGCAAACGACCCGCTCCGATCCGTCGAGGAAGACAAGTCGAACACGCCAGATCCTACGAGTCGGAGAGATGATCCCGTTCGCTGCGAGGCTTTGCGGAGTTGCGATCACGATTCATCCCACGCGACATCCGGACCGTTCGCGTCGTCCATCTCGAAGTTGAATGTCACCGTCTGCGCGCCGTCCTGCGTGACTGCCAACGCAACGGAGTTCACGACTGCGCTGAACCCGAGCGTACAGTCCGCGGTGCCTGCGAACTTCAGAACGATCGCGACGGTCTCGGCTCCAGTTCCGGATACGCCTTCTCCGGTGATACCGAGAGGGGAAGCGTTCGCCTCGTCCTTGATCGGAGTACCGCCGGCGGATCCGGTGATGTCGAGAACTCCGGAGGCTCGCCGCCTCTGTCCGGTATCTCCGAAGCCGGTGACGACCTGCGTCGTGCGAGTGAGAGTCGTCGAAAACGTGTTCAACTTGGCGGCGTAGCCATCGGGGAAGGTAGCGGATCCGTCGGATCCTATGAGCATGGTCACGGTCGGTCTCCAGTCAGATGGTCGAGGAGTCGTTCCCCTCGACTAGGAAAGTGGAATCAACTCGAAGGAACTCGCCTTCGATCTGCGGTACGCCTCGAGATACGCATCGAACGTATGCTCGGTCGAGGTCTCCGGTTGCGACGAGGTTCTGATCGTGCAGCAGTTCGAAGACCTTCTCCTCGATCACACCGACCGAGTCGATGCCCGCTTCAGTCTTCGCAAAGATCGTCACGTCGAAGGTTGCCTCGGTTCTCTGATTCCCGTCGAAAAATCCTTCGGTGCTTGTCGACGCGATATCGAAAACGATCAGGGGAAGAGCCGACGACGCAGGAGCCTCGAGAGCATGGATCCGAGAGCCGACGGCGTCTTTCACCGGGTTCGATGAACCGCCGTCGGTCGTTGCGACCAGGCGAGCGTAGAAGGCTCGGAGCATGCGAACGCTCACTTAGGTTCTCCGATCTCTGCCGCAATCCTCGCCCGGACCTTCGGACCGAGGGTCTTCGTGAGTTTGCGGATGAACGGAGTCGCCGAGGCGATTCCCTTCTTCATGAATGGTCGGCGAGAGATCGTGAGGTCTTCGCTTCCGAACTCCAGCACCCTCGCATAGACCACATTCGTTCCCGCAGCGACTCGGAACGTCCGCCCCTGCTTCTTCGCTGCTCGAGTTCGAAACGATCTCCGGAGAGTTCCCGTTCGGACTCCGGGAGGTTGACCAGGGCGTGACGCCGGGGGCGACTTCTTCTTGAAGACTGAAGAGATGCCGATCGACTTCGTGCCGGTCGATGCTCCGACCATAGCCTCCGCCGACGTGTTGAGAATCTTGGCGACCTCCTGCTCGAGGATTGCCGTGAGTTTCTTGGCGTCGAGGTTGTGCCGAGCGTCGAACTCGATCGTGTTCTTCTTCTGACTCATCCGAAAACCTCCGTCGCTTCGACGATCGTGTACGCCAGAGAGTCGCCGGTCGATCTCTCGTCCGGAGTTCGAACGCTGGAGACGCTCCAGGTTCGAGAGTCGTATGCGATCCGGTCCTTGATGCCGATCGACGAAACGCCCTCGATATAGATCGTCGCCGTCGGGGCGTACCTTTCGCCGCCGCCTTCGATTGCCTCTCCTCCTGCTCGGACCTGCACGAACGCTGTCGAGTTCGTAGCGCTCGACCATGCTTCGATGATGCCTCCCGAAGAGTCGGTCGAGCCGGATCCCTTCGTCTGTATCGAGATCGTCTGCCCGTGGTTGGCGATCATACTTGCAATACTCACCGAATCCTCCGGTACGCATCCAACTTCGCCGCCCTCGACGCGACGAGATCCGCGACGTTTGCGCGACTGTAGTTGTAGTCGCCGAGAGACTCCGACGCCATGGTCCGGTCGGACAGTCGTTCTCGATAGAGTTCCGCAGCAATCTCCACCGCGACCTGCTCGAGGTCGGGAGGAACCGTCTCGTATCCACTCGTGTACTCGACGAAGACAGGGAAGAATCCGCGAGGGAATCGGTTCGGCGAGGCATCGTCCGAACGGATACCGGGGAAGCGGTCGACCGTGAGGTGGACTTGTCCTCGATCGAATTCGACTTCGTATTCGGAGACATTGTCTCGAGGGAACCGAACGTGACAGGGTGCGTCCTTGACTCCCCTTCCTCCGAATCGATACAGGCTTTTCGTGTAGGCGTTCTCGACCAGGGTGGCAGACCATCCGGACACGCCGGAATTGATCTGCGTGACCAGTTGCGAAGTCGTCGGGTACGACGATGCCGTGAGAGTGTCGTGAGTCTTCGAGCCGGAGGCGTTGACCTTATACAGGCGGAGCCTCTCTCCGTCGAAGTTGACCGTCGCAAGAACGTCCGTCGATGCCGTGTCACTCGTAACGGTGAACGAATCCTGACGACCGAATGCGACCGTCTCGATCGAAGTCACCGGAGGATTGTCGACGACGAAGGACTGCGAACCTCGAGGCATGACCCACTCATAGTGCGTGCGAGTTTTCAGCAGACGGTCGCAATACGATTCGATGATCGACGTCGAACGATCGATCGAAGATTCCAGGACGGCGTTATGCGTATCCGCAGTGATGCCGATCCATGCCTTGAGGTTCGCCAGAGATGTCAGGGCGTAGGTGCCGACCGCCATATCGAACTCCGGTCAGACGATGACGACATGACCGATATCGGCTGCGGACATCGCCATCGAATCGTTGGTGAGGAGGGAAGGCTCGCCCGGTTCGAATCCGATTGCGAGGCAGTACGTCCGATCGCCGGTTCCTTCGGTTGTAATTTCCGGGCGAATGAATCGCTTGCGGTCTACCAGGTCGACCAGAAACACGAAGAGATGGTCGTCGTCGCCAGTCGTTGCGAGCGGGCAGGAGTTCCCCTCGACGTCGACCGCATCCGTGCCGTATACGGTGCCGGGGATATTTGTGAAACCGCTTACGCTGTCCGACTCGGTGAGCCGAAAGTCCGACATGGCGTCGGCGTTGTTGTTGCCGACGATGATCGCGAGAGTTTGAAAGCCTCTCGTATCGATCGGTTCGCAACTTTGATCGGCAGCGCCGGGAACCGGATCGAGTACCTGCTGAAACTTGAGCGTTTGAGAATGCCGCATGTGGTCCTGCCTCGAAGGATGAGGAGCCGCCGCCTTTCGACGACGACTCCTCCGAAAGGAAAGTTCGGTCAGATGACGATCGCCTTCGCAAGTCCGGTCAACGGAGTCACGAAGTCGGCGTTCAACTTCCCAGCCGCTTCGCCCTTCCGCGACATGATGGCGATCGCCGAGCAGGTCGACGCAGCCGATGCCGCAAGCGTTGCGTTGAGGCGGAGAAACCGCTTGCGACCTACGCAGTTGACGTGGTAGACCAGGGCGTCGCCGTCGTCCATGTTTGCGAGAGCAGTTGCCGAGCCTTCGACGTCAACGCAGGCAGCGTTGGCGATCGTTGCCTCTGCGATGGCATCCGTAACCGAGCCGGAAGCGTCGCCCTCGGTCAGGCTACAAAGGACGAGCGGTCCCTGCACGTCGTTCAGTCCCATGGAGACGATCACGGTGCAGTAGTCGAAGCCGAGGGTATCGATCTCGACGGCATGCGCTGTGTCGGCTGCGTACGCATCCGGCTGAAAGAGGGAAACGATCTTCGTATTCTGTGCATGAATCATGTGTGGGTTCTTTCGAATGCGGGGAGACCGACCGAAGCCGATCTCCCCACTCGTTCAAAGGGTCAGGAGAGGAGCGACACGATCGGTCCGGCGTTGTCTCCATCGCCAGCGTCGTGGACATTGATGTCGAATCGCTCGGTACCACGGATGGCGAGTTCGTCCTGCTCGAACGCGTTGAGCGCTGAATCGGAAACTTGCACCGTAGTCGACCGACGATCTCCGAACGAAGCAGCCAGGGAGAGGTCGCCGAAGAGCGCTTCCACCTGTCCGTTCGTATAGGTCGACGGCATGACCTGCACGAACTCGACCGGGTATCCCATGATGGTGGGCTGGCCACCGTTCCGGATCTCGGTCGCGTTCGCACCACCGGATGAGATCATCAAGTCTTCGAAGTTCGCGTGGAACACGGTCTTGTGCATGTAGAACTTGGTGCTGGGCGTATGGGCGTACGCAGGCAACTTCGACATGAAGGACGTGAGGTCGGCAGCGCTCAAGGCACCGAACGCTCCGGAATCCGAATCGGTCGTACCGGCAGCGCCGACGGAACTCGAGACGCCCACGATTCCGCCATAGGTCGAGGTGCCATCCCCGATGAATCCGCACTGGTCTTCCAACTTGGCGAAGGCGTAGGCGATTTCTCCTGCGACGTCGTCGGCCAGGTTGACGAAGGCATCCTCGGCGAGTTCGTTCGAGACGGTCGTGAGCACGGCGACCTTCTTGGCGACCATGGTCACCTGCTCGAAGGTCTGCGTGGACTCGGCTGCGGCCGAAGCCTCTCCGACGAAGGAAGCGGTCAGGGTTGCAGACCGACGAGGGATGCGAAGGGTATCGCTAGCCATCGGACGGACTCGAGCATTGCGACGGAATACGCCGTGCTGCTCTCGCAGGGAGATCAGTTCGGTCTCGAACTCATCCGGGACCAGGAAGCCACCGGCGGAGTTGACGCCTTCGGTGTGCGCCTTGACTTCGATTCCGTGACGGTCGCAATAGTTGAGGCTCTTTCGAATGCCTCGTCCCGCCATGAGCCAGTGACCGAACCGCAGAGCCTTCTCGACTGCTTCGCCGTTGTGGTCGTCTCGGAAGTTCTTCAGACGAGAGAACGGACGAGGCTTTGCGATCGAAGGTCGAGCCATCCGAGCAGCCGTTGCGACTGCCTTCTTGCGAGTCTCGATCCGGATCGACTTCGGGGCGACGTTCTTCTCGTCGTCGTCGTCTTCCGCCTTGTCTTCCTTCTCGTCGTCGTCGGCCGCCTTCTCTTCCTCTTCCTCTTCCGCCTTCGGCATGAGCACGATTTCGACGTCATCGGCGGACAGGGGCGTACCGTCTTCCTTCGTCACGGCGACCTTCTCGAGATAGAGAGCCTTTGCCTTGATGAAGCCTTCCTCGCCGACCTGATCGGCGAGGTTCTGGAGATCCTTTTCGACCTCGTTGAGAGTCACGATTCGCATTGGCGAATCCTTTCTGATTAGGTGATGTGTGAATCCGTCTCGATGTCCGTCCGCACTCGGCTCGGTCCTTGCGACCATCCGTCCGACTTCAGGATCTCGACGCTAGTAGTCTCGAAAGTCTGCCGTGCTTCGGCACGATGATCTCGATCACGTTCCTCTCGTAGAAGTCTGGATCGATCCATCGGACGACGTCTCCAGAGTTCACGATCCCCTTCCGTACCGCAGAGACGAGAGCAGTTCCGTTCGCAGGAAGAGGAGCGATCGAGACCTCTAGGAGTTTCCATTTCGAGAAGACCTGTCGGACGTCGTCGCCGTAGTCCTCCCGATCCTTCGTCGATGCCTTCCGGACTCCTCCCGGCATCGGAACGAATCCGACCGAGATTCCCTTCACGATTCCCTGCTCGACAAGGGACTCCACGAATTCAGGAAAGTACGGACCCTCGAACCCTTCCGGGCGTTGCGCGAACTCGATCGTCGCGTCGATCTTCCCCTTCGACCTACGCAGGTCTGCGATCTTGCCGACCGGCTGCGCATAATCGTGGTTATAGAACACCACCGGATTCTTCTCGAACTCGCTTGCGTTCATGCCGTCGGAGATCAGCACCTCGCCGTCTCGGTCGATGGTCTCCGTGGTGATCGTTGCCTCGATCGATGGACCGTTCTTCTCGACGGTTGCCGCCAGAGTTTTGCTGCGTGTCTCGTTGCTCATCACAATTCCAGGACCGGCACGAAGTCGCACCGGCAGTTCGGGTGAACGATGCCTTGCGAAGTCTTCCCCGGCTTGAATGAACCGCCGTCGGTTCCCCGGATGACCTGACCCGCCTTCACCATCGGCTCATCAATGCCGATGGCGGTTCCCTCTGCTCCGTACTTCTTGTCTACTGCCTTGCAGAATTCGCACGCTCCAGGGGCGACCAGGAACTTTTTCTGCTGGACCCCGCCGGTCTCTTTCCAGACGTCGATCTGACCTTCGTGGTACGCGTTGGCCGATTCAGTTCTTGCGATCGTCTCGGCTCTCTTCCGCGTCACTCCTAGACTGCTCTCGAGTCGATTGATCTCGGCACCGAGATCGAACGCCTCGTCTTCCGGTATGTCCTTGAGGAAGTTCGTGACCGTATCGACGACGACCGACTCCGCCATCGCTGCGGCTCTCTTTGCGAGCATGGCGTCGAGACGCTTCGACGTTCCGGGAGCCGAGATCAGTTCTCGCCCTGCCTGCTCCAGTATCTCGTTCAGACGAGCAGCGCCGGTGGATCCTCCTCCGATTGCAGCACGTTCGTACTCTCTAATCAATCCCGCCATGAAAGTCTTGCGACCTTCGGCGAGTCCTTCGAGGATCGCCCGGATCTCTCCGTCGCGATCGAACGCCTTCTTGCGTTGTCCCTTCAGGCTCTTCTCGATCTCTTCCCTGACTGCGTCGAGCATTTTCTCCGAGAGGGAAGCAATCGCCATCGCAGGAGTCTTCCTCTCCCCGCTCCGGATATCGTCGTCGGCGTCCGGCTTCCCGTCCTTCGACTTCGGTCGCAGTCGGTCGTAGTCGTCGAGCAGACCTTCGATCGAGAGTCGATACCACTTCGTTTCCTCCGGCCAGTGGTACGCCTTCGGGTCTCCGATTGACTTTGTCTCGCAGCAGGAGCAGGACTTCGACTCCTTCTCCTTCTCCGCATACTTCGGATGGTCCTTCGGCAGCAGGTCATTGTCGCCCACATACTTCGCATTCTCCGGTCGACCGTTCCGGACCAGATACAGGAAGGCGTTCACTCTTCCCATGCTCCACTGCTGCCGAGTCATACCAGGGCGATGCGACGACGAGAACGCTCCGGCTCCTCGACGGAACACCGCCTTGAGCATGCCGAGGTTGACTTTCTTTCCCTTCTTGTCTCCGTGTTCCTCGTTGTGTTCGTCGACCTTGTTGCGGAGACCCTTTTCGGTCTCGTCGCTGATCTCGATACCGCCTCGAGTTCCCGACGCCGACCCTTCTGGATTCTCGTCGGATCCCTCGATCCTCTCGCTCGGCTTTGCAGGAGTCGAGGGATCGTCCTTCGCCTTCTCTCTCGCCCTCTCGATCTCCTCGAGTTTTCGAGCCGACCAGGCGACACCGGCTTCGTCTGGATTCGCGGGGTCTCCTCCCCACAGGAGCCACGCGACAACGCCTGCGGACGGGTACTCTTCGTGGTTCGGCTTTGCTGCTGGAGCGTCCAGGTCGACGCGATGCCTCGAGAAAAAGTTCGCCATTCTCCCGACCGTCTCCGGGGAGAGGTTCTCTCGATTCTTTATATCTCGAGCACGGGCGACGCCTACCTCGGTCCCGCCTCGTCCGTATTCTTCTCGCAGGCGGAGACCTCGTTCGGCAAGCGCTGCCATCCCTTCCGTAGGTTGCAGGTCGACATCGGCGATCGCCTTGTCTGCTACGAGGTCGAGATCCTCGTCGTCTCGATGCCTCTCGCCGGTGATCGTCGAGTAGTCCTCCATGCGTTCGCAAGGCATGAACCGCGTCTGTCCGTCGACTTCGTGCGTATGGGATCCCGAGCAGCCGATCGCAGTCGCAACCGCCTCCGCCTCTTCCTTCGTGTCGTACAGGTCGTCGGACCTTCGCACTACGACGTTCTTTCCGCCTCTCTTCTTTGCCAGTCGATCGGCATCCTTTCGAGAGAGTCCGAGACTCTGTAGATCCTTCACGGTCTCGAGATGGTCGCCGGTCTCGACGATCAACCTTTCGAGAGCCTTCGTGGATTCCAGGAGGGACGCGGCTTCGCGGATCGGGTCAGGCTCCGGACTGCTGATCTCGATATCCGAATCGATGTCGGCTCCGAGTCCTCCGGCGAGAGGGTCCATACCTCCGAGCGGTTGACCGTTGACGAGCAGGCGATCCGCCATGTCCTCTTCGACCGGCTCCCGCCCCTCTTCCATCCTTGCCTCGTTCGGAGTCCGCCAGCCGCCAGCCACGGCGGTCTGACGCTCGGAGAGTTCGAAAGCCTTGTCCGACGGCACGGGATTATCGTACGCCAGACAGTGCGTATCCTCGAGACCGAAGAGCGGTAGGAGCGACTGATTCAGTTCCTCCTCGTCCATGCGACAGAGAGGAAGGATCGTCCCTTCCCTCCATTGAGCGAAGCCGGTCGAGGCGGACGCGAGGTTCGGATCGTTAGCCTTGAGCATGGTCACCGGCACGCCGAACACTGCTGCGATCTCCTCGACGATCTCCTCTCGACCGGCGAGATCCTTCGGCGGGAAGTTGAGCGGTGTGAATTGCACGTCGCCGGTGACGGTGATGAAGGATCCATCCTTCCGAGTTCCCCGCAGTCGGTTCTCCACCTGCTGCTGGAATCGATCCAACTGATCGCCGCTCGAGTTCCCCTTCACAACCACTGCGTAGTCTGGTCGAGCGGAGTTCTCGAACGTCGATAGATCCATCTCGTGCAGCGCTTGGTTCGCCTGAATCGATCCGAACGCTGCTTCGACCTTTCCTAGACCGTAAAAGAGATTCGCCGGATTCGGTCGACGGAAGTGGATCACCTCGTCGGTCTCGAACACCTGCTTTTTCTGCGCATCGATCCCGTACAAATATCCCGCGATGAACTCCTCTTCGTCGGGAATCACCTCGACGTACTGCGGAGCCAGCGGCCACAGTTCTCCAGGTAGACCGGAAGCCTCGTCGACGACCGGGTGGAGATATGCGTTGCCGGTCAGTTCGCCATAGAGGATTCGCAGGACTGTCAAGTCGAAGCCGTTGAGGAACGGATTCGCAGTCGAGAGAAGATCGGTGACCGGATGAGATCCGACGACCTCCTCCATCTCGTTTCCATAGTTGACCGCCTTGCGAATGACGGTCGAGGACGGTCGGACGTCGTTCGTCTGATCTCCGAGGAGGTACGCTTTTCGATGCCGAGGGATTGACCGAGTCCGGCTCGACGTCTCATCCTTCTTCGCATAGAGACGGAGAGGGAGGGACGCGACTGCGTTGGCGTTGATCGTCGAGGCAGCGTAGACCCACGATCGGAACGCCCGGATACCTCGATCCTGCGAGAACGGAGCACGGGCGGCTCCGTGCTGTCCAGTTGCTACGACGTTCACGCTCGAGGCGAGATACTTGTCGGGCGTCGTCTGCTGCTTTTGGAGCAATCCGAAGAGGTCGGAAATCGGCATAGGTCAGAGGATCCGGAAGTCGAAGTCGGTCCGGGAGTTCACATCCAGGCAACGAACGGCGAGTGCCAGGGCGCAGACGCCATCGTCGTGCATGCCGGACGGCGCTTCGTATCGAACGCCGGTCCGCGTGTAGGTATATTCGAATGTGTCGCACTCGACACGTAGCCATCCGTCGGGAATCGTGACGCGTCTGGTCTGAAATCCCGAGGCGAGTCCCTCCATCAGTTGCTGTTTTGAGGTCGCCGAGAACTTGAATCCCTCGACCCTCGGTCGCTTCCTTTGCAAGGACTCAACAATCGGGTCGCCTACTCCGGTCGAATCGATCAGGGTCGGCACGTCGTCCGTCATCGCTTCGATTCGCCTCGAGGTCTCCGACCACGGACCCTGCCACCTCTCGAGACGAGCGACCCTCCCGTCCTTGTCAAGACCGCAGACGACCGTCCAGTCGACGCTTTTGGCAAGGTCGATGCCATAGGCGACTACCGGATCGGTCGACATCTCCCCAACGCAAGCCGAGATCGAGTCGAGTCCGAACGGGTTCCCTCCGTCATCCGCGGGGATCCCTAGAAACTCCTGCTCAAAGACCATCGCCGGTAGTTCCTGCCTAGCCGACTCGATCTCCTCGGGAGATATCGTCGGATTGGAGGTCGTCGGGAGCCTCCACGACTTCCATCCTCCTTCGCCGATCTGTCCCTTTTCGAAGCAGCGATGAAAGAACGATCGCCCCTTCGGAGTTCCGAGGAACCACGCATCGCCCCGACGATCGGCCAGGGTGGCCCGCAGCGTTTCCTGCCACGCAGGTCCGAGGTCTCGAACGATCCCCGCTTCATCGATCACGATCCGGTCGTACCGCCGACCGCGACCGGCATCGACCGAGTCGAGCGACCAGAAATCTATAGACCCTCCGGTGACCAGTTCGAATCGACGCTCGACCTTGTCGGCTCGGAGGATTGCAGGGGCGAGAGCCTTCTCGATTGCTCTCCACGGATCTGCCAGGTAGCGGTAGGTCGGAGCGAACCACCCGACCTCGGCTCCGTCGACTGCTCGGTCGATTGCTAGTTGTATCCCGAGATGCGTCTTTCCGAATCGACGTCCGCACTCCAACACGTTGAACCGAGCCGCAGCCCGCAGCACGAGGAGTTGACCTTCGTGCAAGGCGTCCTCGATCGGTTCGATCTGAAGGATCACGGAGCAGTCCGAGGCTTGCGAACTGATTGTCGGATGATCTTCGGGGCGGTCGCGTTCCAGTTGATCGAGTGGTGAATGCGAAGCCGAGGAGACCGAGGGTCGGAGAGCGTCGAGACCTTGACGGCGGACGGAGCATAGAGAACCGAATAGAAGGTCTTCAGGTAGGTACCACCCTCGACGTATACGTCGGTCATGCCTGCCGCATTCGACTGCGTTACGAGTTGACGGATCTGCGCATTCTCGATCGTGAAGAAGAGTTCCCCTCTCCGTCCATCGGTCACGTAGGTATTCACGTCCTCGTTGATGCGACCGAAGAAGTCGAGCGGCCGTTCGACGTCGAGCACGAACGTGTTCATCGCCTTCCGCTTGAGTCCGAATTTCTTCTTTTGCCCGCCGATGTGATCGCCGCCTTGACTGATTGCGACCGTCCGGCTTGGCGTCGTCGAGAGGAATTCGACCATGGACTCGAGAAGGAGATCCATCGTCCGCCGGATTCCATACGAGCCATATTCGAGGGACCGCGAGTATCGATAGTAGAATCCGGTGTAGTCGTCGTCCAGTTGGATGAAGTAACGGAAGCCGAGTTCTTTCACGACTGCTCTCGACGCGTTCCTCGCGTAGACGATCACGCCCCGCTTGTTCTGAAAGTTGTCGCCGGTATCGAACGTCGGCTCGATCTCCTTCTTCGAGAAGACGACGACCTCTCCCGGATATCGCTTGTGGTACTCGTCGACCGTTTCGTCTTCGTCGTCGACCAGGATGCGGATCGGTCCTGTATAGCCAGCCGCTCGCATCGCCTTGTAGGTCTCGACTCGGTCAGGTCGGCCGTGACTAAGGATCAACGCCACGAAGTCGTCACGCATCGTCGCGCTCCATCTCGACGAAGTCGGCGATTTGATCCGAGACTCGCACGAACCCGTTTTCGATTGCCTTGTCGAAGTCGATGATCACGAGGGCGGATCTCTCCATGAGTCCCTGCGTCGGTTCGTCGGCATGAGCGTAGAACTCTGCGATGCGACGGAAGTCGAAGACGGCATGACGTTCCGCAGCAACCCGCAGGAATTTCGAGACGTCCTCCGGAAGTCCGGCACGTTCGATCTCCTCGAGCAACTGGTCCGCCTTCGTTCGGTCGACCAGGGCGGATACCTCCGGCTTTTCCCCGGTGATCTCGTAGATCGGCGCCTCGATCTTCGTCGTATACGTTCCGTCGGCTCCCTCGGTCCTGCTTGCCTGCTCGACGAGGTCGTCGAGATCGTCTTCGCTGAAGTGAAGCAGGTCTCGAGTCTCCTCGTCCATCGAGTCGAGCAGAGACCGCAGGACGTCGTCGTCCCACTCGGCTAGTTCGGCGGTCCGATTGTCTGCGATGCCGAACGCCGTAGCCTGCGTCGGATCGAGATCGGTTCGAACGACTGCGATCTCGGTCCATCCGAGTCGCTTCGCTGCTTCCAGGGTGCCGTTACCTGCGACGACGATCCCTCGAGAATCCATCACAATCGGTTTCTGCTGACCGAAGGCACGGAGACTGTCGCGGATTGCTTCGAGGTTCCGTTCGTCGTGCTTCCTTGCGTTGGCCGGATCGGGAGTCGGCTCGTCGATCGGTACGGTCTCGGTTCTCATCCGGTCCACCTTTCGAAGAAGAGTCCGAGGTCGATACCGTCGACGACGCCGTCGAAGTTGAAGTCGGCTATCGAGTCCGGATCTCCCCACTCGACCAAGAAGAATCCGAGGTCGATGGCGTCAACGTATCCGTCACGATTCAGGTCCGCAAGGTCGAAGACCAGAACCGACCACGAGATCGAGATCGAGACCGAGTCTCCAGCAGGGATCGAGGCTTCCCAGTACCCGACGATGCGATCTCCTTCGAGGCAGGCGGGGGAGTCGATCGGGATCTCGACGACGAACGAAGGATCGAGAGGAACCGCGTTTCGATATTTCACCAACGCTTGAACGTCTCGACGGTTCTTCAGGGTCGCAAGTCCATCGATCCAGAGAGTCGGACCGAGCGAGAACCGATTGTCGACGTACTCGACGTCGACCCTCCTCGTGTCGGTCTGCACGCTCCCCGAAGAGAAGAGCAGACCATCGACGAGTTGACGATCGACGACGAACGGCACCAGCACAGGCGGGCAGTCCTCCATGGTTCCCCCGATTCCCGAACGTCGTTCGAGTCAGTCGCCACCCTCGGTCGGTTCGTACGCAATCGCCTTCAGTCCTTCGGCGGCATCGATCATCGCTTGAGCCTGTGCGACCAGGAGGTCGATGTGTGCGACGTCGAGATCCGTCCGAGGGGCGATCTCCTTGTAGTTGAACGCAAGATCGACGAGGTTCGCAGACACGCCGCTCAGGTTCTTCGTGATGGCAGCGAATTGGTGAATCGTGTTCATGTCAGGTGGTCCAGTTCATTGTGATCTCGATGGCATCTCCTGCCGCGAGGAGGTTTCGGAAAGTTGTCACGGCAGACGAGGCCGCATTGAATCGCACGCGGATGATCGTTCCAGAGTCCGAGCCGTGCGTATGCGTCACGCTCGTATGCGGGAACGTGTTACCGCCGACCTCGAAGGAACTTGTGCCGGAGACCATCGTCACCGCCGACTCGAAGTCTCCGGCGTTCGAGTACGTCTCTCCGGTATCGACCTTGAAGAGGATTTCCATATACGCGGCGCCAGCCCGAACCGCCGTATGCGGATATTCGAGGAAGTCCGCCGCGTCGTCTCCGGACTTCGCCCATGAAGAGACGCCGGTCGATGTCCGAGCAGAGAGATCCGCCGTCGCCGTTCCGGTGATGACGAGTTTCGCTCCTCCGCTGGAAACCGGAGCAGGGAAGAAGAGCCATCGAGACGGCGGACTCATTCGGTAAATTCCACGGCGAAGATAACGTCGGTCGCAGACGAGTTCGAAGAGAGCGTGATCGAGATCACGCCGTTCGCCGAGACGGAGGTATTCGCAAGGCTCGACTGATCACCGCTCGACGTCGAGACGCTCGCTGCCTTGACGGTATCGGATCCGTTCTTCAGGGTTGCCGTGACGGTCCCGCTTCCGCACTTGATGAAGAATCCAGAGACGGTCCGAGCGGTAGCCGCTCCCGGATCGATCGTGTAGACC